TGGAGACCTGGTTGAGTTTTTCGGAACCAACCCATCTGGTCACCCGCTTACTGTCATTATCAATTCGATTGTGAATGCTCTCTATATGAGATATGCATTTACTGTCTTACATCCAAACGGAACGACCGAAGATTTCAAGAAATTCGTTCGTTTGATTACGTATGGTGATGACAATGCGGGTGCTGTTTCCAAGGAAGCTCCCTGGTTTAACCACACAGCAGTCCAAGAGGTTTTAGCTGCAATTGGTGTTACATACACCATGGCAGACAAGCAAGCTGAAAGCGTGCCTTACATCAACATCGATGACGTGTCGTTTCTTAAAAGGAAATGGCGCAGAGATGAAGATGTAGGTGCTTATTTAGCGCCTCTTGAAGAAGATTCTATTTTTAAGAGTCTTACAATGTGGGTGCCTTCGAGCACAGATCCCGCCACAAAGCAGATGGTTTCAGTTATTTCGAGTGCAAACTCGGAATATTTCTTCCATGGAAAAGAGAAGTTTACTGAAATGCACAATTTCTTTTCTGGGTTACTTTTGGCAGAACCCTACTGCCACTATGTTGACGAGTCTACCTTACCTAATTGGGATCAATTGGTTGAAAGATTCGAACGAGCTTCTCAGGCTCTTCTAGCTAAATGCTAGACTATATGTATGCTTTAAGCCGTGCGTATGTATATGTTATTTATTTGGTTTGCGTTTTTTATTAGTTTATGTTGTTGTAAAAGCGTTGACGTACTCACCAGAAGTAGTGCGGCCCAAAAGACTGAAAATCCAGTTATGTCTGAGGGTAAAATTAGGGACTGGACGGTGCAATCGTCTGACACGATTGAAACTCAAAAAGAGGTGTTGACATTCGTCGACGCATCATTGGGTGAAGTAAGGGATCTTGGTTACTCTTCCAATTCCATAGCTTCTTCATCCGCAACTTCAAAAACAAGTTTAGCTTCGTTTTTGTCTCGACCTACACTCATTGACACTCGAACATATAGCACAGCCAGCACGGTTGGAGCTCTTGGTAGTTCAATAGAACCATGGTATTTATTTTTGAACAATTCTGTTATCAAGCAGAAGATTCAAAACTATGCCTTCTTCCGTGCTAAATTGTGTCTTAAATTCGTGATCAATGGTACACCGTTTCATTTTGGTGTGTTGAGAGCCACTTATGAACCAAGCGTTTCTGCTACAGGAACGGGATACAGGAAAACTTTGATCCGTTCTGCTGGGGTTAGTGCAACTAATCAGTTGATACCCCAATCGCAGTTGCCTGGTGTGTGGATACATCCTGCCGATAACTCTGCGGGTGAACTACATGTTCCTATGTTTCTACACACCAATTGGTGCAATCTCAATAGTGCCAGTGCAGTTAAAAATTTAGGACGTTTATCGTTTTACAATTATGCTACACTGCAGGTCGCTAGCGCAACAGCTTCTTCATCAATTGTTCTTGATACATTCGCTTGGCTTGAGGATCTAGAACTTTCGGGTTCAACAGCTACACTTGCGCTACAATCGAAAGACGAGTACGATGGACCAGTATCTAGTATTGCTTCTGCGGTCGCTAAGGCTGCTGATTCCATTTCGTCTGTCCCAGTTATAGGAAAGTTTGCGCGTGCCACAACAATTGGAGCGTCTGCGATTGCTTCAATCGCACACTTATTTGGTTTCACTAATACTCCAGTTATTGATGATGTGCACGGTATGCAACCAATGCTTGGCCCATCACTCGCTTCTGCCGAGATAGGTAGTCAGGTTGTCAAATTGGCACTTGACCCTAAGCAGGAGCTGTCGGTTGATCCGTCACTTCACGGTGTCGGTAGTGAAGATGAGATGACCATACAATCAGTAGTTACTCGTCCATCTTACTTGTGCACAGCTTTGTGGTC